AGTGGGGAGAAATCCTTGGCGACATTTCAAAACGTGCAGTGAAAGAAATGAACAAGGCTTACAGGACTGGTCGTCTTGCGAGTACTGCAGTAGACCCTCGCACAAAACTAGCGCCCCACGGTTTCTCATTCACTGAGAGCATCGCTGAATGGGTAGACAGACTCATATCTGTTGTACCTGAAGAAGAAGAGGCAGTAGCGCCTACTCTCACGACTAGCGGCGACGGTGAAGAAGTAAAGCGTGGGCGTGGGCGTCCCCGGAAAATTGCTGGCGCTCCATCCAGCGGCGGAACATCAAAAGAAGGTTCTGCTACTGGAAACCCATACAAGGGTATTGCTCCTAACGTAAGTGGCAGTATTCCTAGTTGGGAAAAACTACTTGTTGAGTATTGCCCAATGCCGAAACAAACAAAAGGAAACATCGGCAAAAAGCGCACTGCATCAAACATGGGTAAATCACCACGTCGCATTCACCGACTTCTCACCGACCCTGAAAAAAGAATCTTTGACAAGGTCACAAGAGGAAATGGTGGCGTCATCATCATTGACGGTTCAGGTTCAATGTCATTCACTCATGATCAGATCAGGCGCATTGTTGAGAATGGACCTGGCGCTACCGTTGCTGTCTACACCGACAAGGGTGACGACAAAACAAATATGTGGGTAGTTGCTGACAAGGGAAGAATGGTAAATGAACTCCCAACATTTGGTCACGGCAATGGCGTTGACTTTCCTGCACTTGAATGGGCAGTGAAGAATCGGCAGCGTTCTAACTCTCCGATTATTTGGGTGACCGACGGTGCAGTGTGCGCACGTAACGGCTACATGGATTCAATGGCAATGCAGTGCATCAAGTTCTGCAAGAAGAACAACATCATCGTTCTCCCATATGTTGAGGAAGCAGTTGCTGAACTCAAAAAAATGAGGAACGGAACCAAGGGTAAATCACATTGGCCTGCTCAGTTGAGGAGTGCGCATCGTGAAGTAATGGGGAGCGACTTAATCTAGTTCGCTTGCTCCCCACTGGTGAGTAAATCAGTGGGGAGCAACAACTACCGCCATGGGAAACTTCCCCTTTCACGCCCATGGCGTGTGCGCTGGCCGGTCGGGCTTAGTTAACTCGACCGGCCTGGCTGCACTATTAGAAAATATTAGAAAAGGAATTATTATCATGAAAAAAGACAGAGCCCGGAAGTTCAAGCTGGTGCCGATAGTTGACAGAGCTCGGCATGAGTCTCGTATTGACTCGATACGTAGTCACCCAACGTCCCACAAGCCAAGACCAGGGCTCAGCTTAGTTGTGCCGCTGGATCACCCAACTAGCGATTGCGGCGACTAATGGCCTTACTGAACTTCACCGCGAAGATAGCTATGCCGGACATCCAAATAAAATCAGAAAATGAATTATCTCCCCGCGCATCCAGGTTCCCGGTAATCGCCCAGGCAACCCAGGCCCAGATAAGCAGCTCGAGCCCGGTGATAATAATCAAAAAAATAAATATTCCTGATTTCTCGATCCGCTCGAGTGCGCGGTCATCAAGTAATGGCTTGTCTCCGGGCAGTCCCTTACCCAACGGTGGTGGAAGAGGTGTGCCATGCCGGGTCTTGGGATAATTATGCGGCTTGTATGTCATCTGGTTTTCCTACAATCTGGTGAACTCTCTGGCGGCTTAAATCAAAAAAGTCAGCAATTTGCCGGAGCGAAGATCCGGACGAACGCATTTCAATTATCTTTTTATTTCTTTCTGAATTTACTGCCGGCCCCGGATCGAGTGGCCCCCAAGCCCAACCCTGGAGGCCCTCTAAAATTAATATTCTTTTCTGAGAAAGTTGATTTTTCCTGCGTCTCTGGCGGCAATAACAAACCCAAGTTCCGAGCATTACTTCAGCGCCTTCATAAATCTCAATATGAGCTGCTGGAACTAAACAATCACCATTGCGCTCGATGAACTGCTCCGCTGCTTTTACGTATAAATCAAACCTCGAGTTATTGTCCATAGATGGAATAATAATTCAGTTTTTAAAAATAACTGGGAACTATTAGATATGAAGAAATCAGGGCAACACAGGTTGCTATTAGACGAATATAAAGATATAGTCCGTAACAAGGGAAAGAGAGGGGCACCATGCCGCTAAATTTGAAAGAAACAACATATGACTGGCTAGTTTGCCAGTGTGGAAATACTCCAAACCTAGACGGGTTCTATGCGTGCCTCGAGGATGGGCGCCCTGTAGAGCCAGACGATGATGGACTGTGGGGCGGAGAACTCTACGTCTGTGGCGGTTGCTTCGCAATCTACGAGATCACCACCTTTCAGCAAACAGGGGTCGCTTCCGACATCGCAATTCAGATGTTTAATGTAGGTATGACCCATGGGTGACGCTGGGATGCCGGAAAGCATGGTGGCGCTAGCATCCGCAATAAAAGCTCTCAAGGATCAGAACCCACAGGTAGCTGCAAACATTGTTGACGAAATGCTCGAGGCTACGAGGGAGGGCAACAATATTGTCCTCGTCGGAACCGACGGCGGGAAGACAGTGACGATCATGCACGTAGACAAGTCCCTCATCAACAACCAGGACGGGCCGGTGCTCTTCCCTACTGCAGATCCTAACCGAGCCCTAGCTGCTGTATCGAGTCAGATGCTCGAGCGTGAGCTAGCCACAGCTGACGGCATGGAGAACGAATCAATGTCCGACATGTACTGGGACGGGCTGATGCAAGACCTGATCAACCAAGTCCTCGATCTACACAAAATAAACCCGGAGGTAATTTAAATGACAGCTTATATTAACGATACGGTGGTGGAAGAGATTCCTAAGGAACCAGAAACCTGGGATGAAGCTGCCGAGACCTGCGTCTCTTTAATTTGTTTACCATCTACCAGATCCAGACTTCGGTTGATCGAGGGTAGCGGGGTAAACGTTAACGACATCCGTAAACAGCTGGACTCGATGATTAAAACTTCAAATAATAATTCTAAATGCCTTATCTCTGACGATGAATGGTTACTTTCCTGGGAGACACTTGGGTCAATCGCGTACGAAGCTGCCAGATCCGGAGAAATAATTAAAAAAAATAACGAAAATAATATTAATGAGTTCACTTCCGTCCTGGTTAAAAAGCAAAATGATTACGGATCTGACAATATTATTCGTTTTGGACGAATTGGATTACTTGTCCGGCTGCACGACAAGGTCGCGCGTCTGGAGAATTTAATTAAAAAGCAGGCAGATCCAATAAACGAATCACTCTACGACAATTACATGGATGTAATTAACTACTGCGCGATTGGGATGATGGTGGAGCAAGAGTGGTTCACACTGGAACTGAGCAAAAAATGAAAAAATCAATTAATATTCTTTCCGGCGCGCTGCTTTACCTGGCGATCCTTTCCTTCTCAATCGGAACTTCCTTCTGGTGGGTTCTGGACATCGCGGAAATTAAATTAGATAATGGAATTATTTCAATCTCTTACTGGGATTCGGTCAAGGGTTCGGGCGCCGCGGCAATGACCTTCGGTCTTATCCGTATCTTTATCAACAGCGTGAGTTCATTTAGTGCTAATAGAGATTTAAATCTAGAAGCGAATAAAAGACCACCGGGCTCGCGACGGAAATAAAGAACCCCAGGGAGTTCAGCATGTGCCACCTACAAACGCATCCAAACTCAACCTGGGGTTCACGTCAGCTAAGGGAAAGGGGACCTTCACCGACAAGTAAAAAATACCATATCAGGTTTACCTAACAGTGTAACTCAGATAGATTTATCCAAATATTTTAGAAAAACCCACCGAGTTACTTGACGGTGGTGGAAGAGACTGCTATGGTGATCAGACAACTAACGGCGCGCCAAAAACCGGTAGTCCACCTACGACCCGAATTACTGAGGTCTAGTTTGTGCTGCCCTAGTTTGGGGAATCCTGAGCAAAAGGTTTCCCTGGAACCCTTCCAAAGTGGTGCTTTACTGATTCTATTCTTAATCAGTTCTTTTGTTCTTAGTTATCTATCTCATATTTGGTTTTTGACAGAAATCTTTATAAGGAGTAACTTTTAACTATGGGTACCTTACGTAAGAAAACTTTAGAAAAAATAGATAACTCTAATAAAGTTTCAGATTCTGAAGTTGAAGAAGTGTTTAAGTATTGGGTTGATATTCATAAAAAATCGCGCGCGCAGCTCGATCATGAGCGACGCCGGAACATTGGGTCAGCCATCCACCTTTACGGGGTGCAGACTTGTAAGGACGCAATCCTTGGGTGCACTTACTCCGAATGGCATATGGGCCGGAACCGATCCAACAAAAAATATAATGATATTGAATTAATATTGCGCGACGTCCAGAAAGTGGAGAAGTTCCTAAGCTTCCTCCCAGACGAGGACGCCAATGACACAGACTGGTAGAGTGTCAAGAGTTGTTCAATCAACAAGAAGAGCCCACGAATATTCACCACGGTTAGCCTACGGTGGTGGAAGACAGAGAGGAGATAGTAGATGAGTAACTACTACAGGTATGTACCAGGAGAACTTCAAGTAGAGAAGGGATACCCTATAGCCAGTAACGCACAGGAGATGGCAATCCTTTTGTTTACAGCAATCTATGCGCGCATGAAGTCAGACAGAGATGAATCATTCTCTGATGGCGATGTACTGCAGGAGATAGGGAACCTAGACTGGAACGACATGTCAGGTAAGGCCATAGGTTGGTTAAGCTCCCTATGATCAAAGAAGAACTCATGAGTCTTGTCCAACAGGTATACGCTACCTATGACAAGCCGCTCCTAGATGTAGATAAGAAGATGACCTATAGAGCATGGTACGACCTTCTTAACGATCTTGAGTATGAGGAAACGATTAACGCATTTCTAGAGTTAGCCGTATATGAAACATACATGCCAAAGCCGGGCCAACTCAGAAGAGCAGTCATTGATGCCCAAACTGGAATACCCCCACATTTAGATGGGTACTCTGCTTGGGGTATTTTTATGACCGCACAAAAGGACGCCAACTTTGGTACACAAACTAATATGCCCAAACCAGAAGCACTACAAAAAACTTTGGAGAAGCTAGGTTCAGCAGCCTATGAGATGCACACCAATGGGGATAGAGAAGTATTCGTGCGCGTTTATAACGATGTCGTCAATGAATTACAAAAACAAAAGTACAAGATTTTGAAAAAAGACGGACAGGGACAAGCTTTCTAGCCTTTTTTCCCTATCTATGTCCGCAAACAGCAATCAACCCACATCAATCAACTAGTATAAGTAAATCAACATAAGGAGTAAATATGAAACGAAATCCAGGTCGCCCAGTAAGTCTTTCTGATAAGCCTTTCTCCACCCTCACCCTACGAGTATCTCGTGAGTTCAAGCAGAAGTTGATCACCCAGTCTGAGGCTGTAGATCTCACCCTCACCGATTACCTAATTGCTTTAGTTGAGCGAGATACCGTTTCCTAATTAATGGTAAGGAAGTATGAGAAGTCAAGGTTTCCCAATAGGTATTCGGAAATACACTTGCGTCTTTTGGGTAGTCAGAAGAATGAGATAATTGACTATGCGAAAGCGCAAGGGTTATCCGTTAATCAGTTGGCGATATATGCGCTCCTTGATTTCATCAGGAATCAGAAGGGCTTACCGTCTCCAGGGCCTTCTCAGTTCTCTCTACCTACGATGGAAGAGACGATAGCCTCCTACATGAGAGGTGAGAAAATCCTTACTCCATGCGGTCAGATGTCGTGCGATATGAATCTCGAGGACATCTCAGGTATCAGTATCTGTAAGACCTGCAACCTTCGTGTTAACTAGCTTCCCCACATCTGAGCAAGTGTCGGTCTAATAGGCTTAACTCCCCGTTTCCTCTGCTCTGCTGCTAACTGCCTACTTGTTAAACCAGCCCACACCCCATGCATATCTGCAGGTGGAAACTCCAATGCATACTCTAAACACTGCGCCTTAACAGGACAGCGCGAACAGATCCTTCTGGCTTCTGCAATATAAGTAATATCCTTATGTTCTTTGGGAAACATTAGATGGGTAAGATTTTTACAAGAAGCATGTTCAAACCAGTCCTTTTTGCCAATATACAAATTCTCTGGTAATTGGGGTATTTTATTTTGACTATTTTGTTTACCCATTATTGTGCCTGCTTCCTACTTTAAAACAATTTTTTGTAGGTGGTTTAATCTAAACACATCAGGTAGTCTCTCTAATGGATTACTCTTACTATTACCTCTAAGTACTCCTCTGTGATTACCATCTATTCGGAAGCGTGGTCGCAAATTAATGGGCGCTTTTCTATAACGCTTATTCCTTTATCCCTCTATTTAGGGTTATTAGCCTTACGCCACTTCTGCATATTGTAGAAATTGGTACACCACCACATAAGGGACATCGCTATGAATCCAGGCTTATTGTGGGTAATGCTGTAGATGAACCATGGAATGCTGTGAGCTAGGACTATTCCCCATCCCCACCACTTCATTCTCCCAATAAAGAACATCCCAGTAACGCCGATGATCTCCATAAGGAAGAGCAGCCATGTCCATACTGAGTCACTCATTTAAGTCTTTCCATTTCGGATAAATCTATCTAAACAATAGAGAGCAGGACTACTTCTTAGGTATAGGGGAAGTCTTCTCTGTCTCTTGAATGAATGTCTGGAATGGAGCTCCAGTGTAGGAGTCGTACTTAGATGCAATCCCTAGCGCCTTGAGGCATGCTCTTTTAGCCTGTTGAGCAGTAAGTGTCTGCTTACCACCCGTTATTGTTTGGAGGGCTCCCAGAGCATAAGCCGAACCAGTGCCCGTTGCATATAAGCCAGAAGCTTCCGACATCCACGCGTAGTCGTTCTCAATAATGTATATCGTTGCATTTATTACCGCCAGAATCGTT